CCACAGTGACCTCTGCATCAATGAACCGGAAGCCGACGTATCGGCAGTAGGCATCGGTGTTTACGAGCTTCTCCTTCACGTTCGCATCGGGACCCCACGAACCAACACCCCACAGGTCGGCGGTTGTCCATGTATCAGCAACCTGGGACATATCCACCGTGTAAGACGAGTAGGCAGCATTCCCGAAGTTACGAATGATCTGGGCCTGGAATTTGCCTCGACCAAGGAATCGGAGGCGACGCATGTACTTACTCTTCGCAGGAGCATTAAGATCGAACTGACCCGTCTCGATGAGGCACTGAATCGTAGTGCCGTCGTCGGTGCCTACAGGCGCGAACACCCACAGCAGCTTATTGGCTGAGATGTGGCCGCCATAAAGGCGCTCTGTCCCACCCGACCGATAGCGAGTAAACACGTTCACAGGTAGGCGCTGGAACATGTACGGGGAAGTCTTGTCCTGGTTAACGATGCGGGGGTAGAGCTCGATCTGCATGTTCGGTATCGTCTTGCCGATCTCAGCGACAGCCCATCCGCATCGGTTCTCGTAGGCATACCCGTAGGCATTTGAGAGGGCGTTAAGGTTAAGGATGTCGGGGCGAAACAGCGGGTCAATTTTCTGAGAGACAGGGATTGCGTCGGCATCACCACGCCACTGACAGATCCCACGACGCGAGAGGAAATAGAGTTGGGCGTCGAAGTGAATCCACGAGAAGTGCGACTCAGAGCCCTTTTCGGCGTCAGCAATTCGGTTGGCGAACGTCACCGGGTCGTACATGACGTAGATCTTCTCTCGCTTAGAGGTAATCAAGAAGACGCCGTCTGTTGCAAGGGCTGTCACTGCATCACCGTCACCCTTACCCATGTCTACCCACGACGATACGCCGAACGTCTCCGCGTCTCCCGGATTCGATGAGTAGACCCTGTCAGGCGTACCAGCAATACCCGAGACCCACATCGTATCCTTCCACAGCCTGAGAAACCGACCCTTCGGCGCGGAGGCGAATGCGGTGTACGTCGACCCGTTCCATGAGGCGTAATTGCTCACGCCGTCGCACATGTAGACTTTACCGTTGAAGGTCTCGAAAGCCATGGGGGTCGTCGTAGACTGACCCGTCACAATAGTCGACCACACTGGCGGACTCGCACTCGGATCGTTGGTGTAGTAGACGGTGCCGGCGGTCGTATGAATCAGGAGCTGTGGGGCAACGCCTGCGCGGTAGAATGTGTAGATGGAGATGATGCGATCTGCGCTAGCACCGAACGTACCCTGACTCTGACACCCGAGGCGCTTCGCTGCACCACCGCGCTCATCGAGAATCGCATTCTCACCCTTACGAAGCTCTGAGAGGTTCAGGGAATTCCACGCATCGCGGACGTTCACACCGCCAGCGAACGAGGCGACCTTAAACTCGATCTCCTTTAGGTCTGCGACTTGGAAGAGGCTAGACATACGACCCCAAGTCTCCGATAATCACGTCCACGATGTGGGTGTCGCCCTGCTCTGTCACAACGAAGTTGTCCTCGAGATTCAGCTCCTCCACCTTACCCATGAGGTACTCGCGAATACCAGAGAACGGTCCCGAGTATTCCTGAAGCCACTCGTGGGCCTCTTCGCGTGTGATTGGAACGTCCCGCCTTTCTAACGCCATGGTTATGCCCACTGATCGTCGGGGGACACGCGCTCCAGCTCTTCTTCGTCCATGAACGTCTCGTCGGTTGTCATATCCGAGAATACCTCCTCCAGTTCAGCAATGTTCTGCTGATAGAGTGAGATCTCGTTGGCGCGCTTGTGACACCGAGCCAGCGCCGCCGTCACGATAGCCTCGTCGAGGTCAGGAGGAGTAATGGGAACGTCGTTCGTACCCGCGAGCTCCGTCACCTGCTGCTTATAGTGGACGACGATGGTCGTGTTCTGACTGGGCGGAGGGAGAATGTAAAGGAGGTCCGTCCACCAGTAGTACCCATCGGGCGTAGCCCGATTCTGGGCATTTGTCAGATCAAGCGGTAACCATTGTTCAAAGAACTCATCGTCTGACACGTGCCGCAGTTTGTCCCTGAGGGAAGTCGGTACCGTGATGTAGGCTTTTGTGATCGCCCTCAGATACCCGATCGGGTGCGAGGAGTCAATCGCGTCATCCCATGCCCCGATCCCTACGTCGCCTGGGACCATAGCCTTTGTGGCACTCGTTTGCTCCCACAGCCAGCGTGAGCGACGTGCTATGCGACGATAGCCCCAGTTAATGTAACGATACCGCGTTGTCTGCTGGAAAGCGTCGAAGCCCCGCGCGATCAGCTCGTTGTCAAAGTCCGTCAGTGTCATTCGCGCCATCGATACCCCTTGGCACTGCGATCTGGAGTGGATACGGTCCGATGAAGTCCTTCTTCAGGGCGTGAGCGAGGCGCTCACCTTGATCACGGAGTCGCTCACGTTCAGCCTCTTCTCGAGCGGCGAACGCCTCATCCTGCTCACGCTCCTGACGGTCGTAAGCATCTTCGTACCCAGACCGATGGCCGTCCGCCTGGAGAAGACGCTTGAGTGCCCGTCCGTCAAGGCTCTGAGTGACGAAGATGAGGCGCTCCGTCCCATCCTCGCATATCTCAGAGAACACGAACATCTCTGTGGTCGGTTCCCACGCTACGCGCACCCGCTGACCGTACAACTCACGGATTTGGCGGACGATGGAGAGTACGTCGTCGTCCAGCTCAACCAGGCCTTCTCGGTGGCTGTAGAAGGCTTTGATCGCTGGAATCTCCATCGTCCGCCACCTGTCCGCCTACGGGATGTCGTCCGCGAGGTTATACACGACACCCTGTGTCTTGCGACGCTGAACCCCCAGGTCGCAATACTTGAACAGGGTTGCCTTGTACGCATCCGTGTCCGGGTTCTCCACCTTACGGAGGATTGCCCCATCCCGATTCATCCAGCGGAAGTCGTTTCCGTTGAGCTGAACCCAGATGTAGTCGTCCGGGCGGATGAAGAACATGTGCTGCTTCGGGCAGTCGTCCTCGAAGACGAGCGGCAGCCCGTTGAAGTCGATGTACTTGAAGCCACCGTGCATGGTGCCTGCGTTGGCATCGTTCCACCGCTTCTGGGCCTTCAGCTGATTGACGTAGCGACGCCGAATGCCTCGGGTTGTGAGAATCATCTGAGTCTCCCAACCCTCAGCCCCGATGTTGTCCATCATCAGCTGGCCTGAGTCTTCGTCGAACACACCGTTCGCCCCGTCCAACTGCTTGGCCTTCCAGTACTCGTTCCCTGCCGTATTCGAGTTGATGCCGTGCAGGGTGTAGTTCTGGGAGAGATCCGAGCGCGTGATGTTGCGGAGCCCGTTGATCTCGTTCTTCCAGTTGCCGTCGAGGGCGGGCACATGTGTACCCGGCGTCATCGAACCCGAGAGGTCCGTGCCCGAGTACGTTACGATCCGCGTAGCAGGCGCGATCGCCGTGATCGTCCGCGGCGAACCCGCCGTGCTGAGGTATGCATCAGTGCTGGAGTTGATGAAGTCAACCAGCAACCCCACGCGGAGGTACTGCAGGTTGTCGGCTGTGAACGTGTTTGCCGCCACAGCACTGATGGAACAGAGCTTGCCGGTACCCTCACCGAAGCCCTGCCGATTCAGGTCCTTGCGAAGGTCGTTGACCGCACCGACAGTCTCAGCCTCGAGCAGACGGAGGTAAGCGCCGACCGAACGCTCGGAAACCTCCATCGCAAACCCGGTGATCTGGATCTGCTTGTACTCCTTCTTGATCTTGTCGATGAGGTCTGCCCAGCCCTGCTGACCTGCAGGCGGGAGCGTTCCACCCTCCGCGCGTGCGGTACCCGACTCGTTGCGCGAAGTGTGTACCGCAATGACCCATTGCCGCCCTGCGAACTCGACGATATCCGCATCGCGTGAGATACCACGATAGTCCATCGTCTCGCCCTTTGTGGCGTTCATCGTTCCGCTGCCGGCCTCCAACTCCGCGGGTGAATAACCGAACAGGAGAATCGCCCGCTGGTTAATCATCTCACGGACTACCGGTAGGTAGTAGTTTTGAAGGACGGCGTCAGCGTTGGTGGTAGTTTGCGCCATCGCCTAACCCTGTCCCTTTCCGAGGACGAAACAGCGAATGACGACCGTGTTCATCTGCGTCACCGTGGTGATCTCCGGAGTAGCAGCGTTCGCTGCCCCGGAGGCATCACGCACGATGAGTTTGTTTGCCGTCCTATCCCACGAGACAATACGCCCTGTAGCATCGGAGAACGGCACGACCGCCAAAACGGTGCCGTTTGTCCCGAGACCCAGCCCTGCAGCGGTCAACTGCCAACCACCGGAGGAATACGCGTTGTCCAGCGTGATATCGACGACTCGAACAAAGAGGTCGCCAACACTACCTCGTCCCACAACTGAGTAAGAAAGCGCCACAGCCTACCTCCCTATTGAGGCACTCGTGGTGTTATGAACCAGGTGGTACTATTGGCGGTAGTTCCCCTCGCTCCATGGCAGCCTGCGCAGCCTTCGTCGCCTCCTTGATCGATTCGAACTTCACTGGAGGTGTCGAAGCTACGGCACTCCCGGGAACCGAGGTGGGTCCCACCCGTCGTGAGGAGTAAGCTGACCCCAGAGTGGCTTCACGATACCCCATCAGTTCGGACCTCGCATGTTCGGCTAACTCCTCGACAGTGGAGAAGTTGCCTTCGTCTACTGACGCCCTGATCTGGCGCAAGATAATCCGCTCCGGGGTTTCGATCTGATCCTTCTCGTCCAGCTTTCTCCAGTGACTGATGCCAGCATCGAGGAGTCGGTCGTAGTATGCGTCCTCATCCGCCTTCATCCTTGACGCATGGTCTTCGATGATAGGCTTCGCCCACTCAGGCGGCTCTTCAGGCTCGTTCCCTTCGTCTGTGACAAAGCTCTGCTCCTGCACGCCGTCCAGCAGTCCCTTGACTGCGGACTTTGTCGCGTCAGGCAAGTCCATCGCTTCGACCACAGAGGAGATTGTGCCTGTGGGGTCTTCCCGGTAGGCTTCTTCGAACTGGATCAGCCTGACCATGGAGTCATGGTCGTAACCAGCGCGCGCGAGGTCTTGATACGGCTTGAGCTCACGGAGCTGATCGTTTACCTCCTTGAAACGGGCGTAAGGTATCGCATCAGGTGGTCCCCCATCAGGTTTTACGTCTCGCGACGACTCAGGGGATGATGCTCCCTCTTCGGTCCCCGGGACTGGCGTAGCTTCAAACGCCCCATCCGATTCGTCTTGCTGAAGACGGCGCGTAGCGTCAGCCATAGTCTCGTGTGACACATTACCCATCTGAACCCTCCTTAGCCACTACGGTTTTACGTCCCCGTGACGTTGGTGGCAGCAGGTGGACCTGCAGTGATCGAAGAGCCTGGGTCACGAATCTGAGGTCCTGTCGACTGTGGGAAGACCTCAGGATCGCGAGCAGCCATGCGCTTCGCTTGGTTAAAGTCGCGTGGGCGTGGAGCCGTCATGGCACCCTCGATTGTGCGGCGTCGTTGCTCTTCGACCCAGTGTTTGACGGAGTCCGTCTTGACGAACGAACCGCCTGAGGTCTGGATAGACCATTGGTCCAAGAGCTTGACTAGCTCATCAAGGTCCGAAGCCACGTGATCCTACGCCTCCTGGTACCACTACCTTTACGTCGTCACGGGTGAGCCCCGTAACGAGTGTGTTATGCTCATCGCGTGAGCGAGCGTCAAACAGCTGATTGCCGTCCTCGTCTTCGTATGTAGCCACGACGAATGCCGGGGCCCCCTGCACGTCCTCGGGTACAGCGACAGTGTCGCCTAGAATCACCCGCGCGTCAGGTGGAACGGCAGGACGTGTCTCGCCCTCGAGCTCATCCGTCGGGATCGTCGATACGTCTACGTCCCCACCGGGCGGGAAATCGTACGAGGCAGCGTCGGTGGACTTTGCTCCCTCCTGCGGATCGGGTTCGACGTCGGCGTATGACACGCCCTCTACGCGAGCCTCAGCGTCGGAGGTGTGAATCGCCTCTTCCTCCTCCTCAACTGGGGCATCATCCTCCTTCTTTGCCTTCTCCTTCTTTGCCTTCTCCTCTGGCTCAGCCACTATTTACCTCCTCTCCTTTTGGCGGCCTTTTTAATGCCTCCTCCTGTGATAGAGGTGAAACAAACTGCGTAGGCATTGACCTTAGGGTTCTTTGCCTTTACGTCGGCAACACATCGGTCCATCTTCGCCCATTGAGATTTTGGGAGGTTGGCATACGGCATGGTCTATGCCCCCATTGTGACGATCAGGCCGGACCTATGAGTTTGTGATTTGTCCACTACCATTGCCCCCTTGCTGTGGAGGTACAGGTTGCTGCACAGTCGGCGTAGACACCATACCTTGAGCGCCCCCTTGAACCACAGGTAGCGGCGCGGTGAACGGCGACTTCGGTTGCGTACCTGCGGGTTGCCCGTCAGGCGCACCCTTCTGAGCCTGAAGCATCGCCATCTGCTGTTGAGCCTCCACCTGCAATTGTTGCTCATGCATCGCCGTGTGCTCGTCAAAGAGTCGTGGAATCTCGGGGTGAGACACGCGGAGGCGATCGAACTCCTCGGAGGACATAAATGAGTAATGCCGATCGAGATGGACCTTATGGTTGTGCCACTTAAAGACGGGGATCGCGACAGGAGCATTTTTCGCTGGGGCGAGATCACCTCTTACATCGTACGTCGCCATCGACTGACCCTCAAGCATGAGGTTATTCTCACGGTTTGCCATCGCAATCTGAAGGTCAGTGAGGTTAGGCTCGGCCTCACCCAAGTCAAGCATATCCTCAATCTTACGGGGATCGGTGAGAACACCGAGCTCCACAAGCTGAAGGACGTACTGCTGACGCGCAGCCTTCGACTTAGGCATTGCCGACCCGGCCTGCACAATCACGTCGGTATTGTTCTTAAGGTCAGCACCCTTGAACTTGACCACATCGAACTCACCATCGCGACGATAGAACCGCATGATACGGCGAGTGTGGTAGTACTGCGAGACACGCTCGAGGATGAGTGAGCCCTCGAGGGCCACAGCCTGCTCAAGGTTGTCCACAGTGGGCGCGATCTTTGTATCGTCCTCCTCCTGCAGATAGGCGACAGCAGTCCCGGATCGAACTCCCGTAGGGACAGATCCGCGACTGATATCCGACTGTCCACTGATCTCAAGGATTTGTGAGCGAAGGAGCTGCACGAGGTTTTCGACCTGTGACGGCATCTGAAGTCCTGCGATGGGCTCCGGAGGTGGCACATTCTGCGAATGGACATATCGGAGGATGCTGCCGGCGACGTTTTTAATCTCACCCTTAATCTTGTGCTGAGATGCGACGCGCCACATCGGATTGGCCATGAAATCTTTACTCTCGACCAACTGAGAGATGGTCTTATCGATCTCGAGGTTAAGTTCGCGAATGTGGTTCACGACGCAGTCAGGCCAGATCGTGGACGGAGCAGGAATGTGCTGATAGAAGGCGAACGGCATACGCGCGTCTTGATACGGGAAATTCGAGGACTCGAGGATTTTGTCCTGAGCCCATCGGACATACAAACCATCGCGCAAGAATTTGTTGTTACGGTAGATACCAGGCAGGAGCCAGAACGTGAACACCTGCACGGCACCATCTGCCTCCACGTTGCGCGGATGCGAGAGACCGACGCGGGTCATCAGGCGCTCTTGCATCGGTGACAGTGAGACCTGCTCAGGTTGAAGCGCGTCGGCAACGCGACCGTAGACGTCACGGAGACGATCTATGTCCGCAGCCTCGGAAGTGATTAAGTCGCTGAGGTGGTTAAAGTCGTCTGCGATCTCGTCGGGCAGGAGTTGGAAGGGGGAGTAAATCTTAAAATCGAGGTCACCGAGGGGATATTTCTCGACCGTGGGCTCTTCGTTTTTGGCGCGGGCAGCATCGTTAATCTCACGGATGCGCTCAGCGTTGAAGGCAGGTTCACCTGTCGAGGGATCGATCGTGAACTCGAACTCACCCGCAGTATCGTTTAAGTAGTCCCATCCGACGTAGTGAGCTCCGATACCGGTTTGAATTGTCCAGGAAAGGACCTCTTTTCGGTTCTGTGGGAGCTTGAACTTCCATTCCACAGCGTTAAGGACAGATCTGCCGACCTTCGTAGCCGCCAAATCTTCTGCTTCGTCCGAATTTGCCACCACCTCCACGACAGGGTGATTTTTCGTGAGTTTTGCGAGCTCAGTACGGAACACTGTCAAGGCCTGGTTAATCACCATACGCGGTTTCTTCTGCTGATCGTTAGAAGACCACGTGGGGTCTCTCTCTGAAAAGAGGGCGCGGGTCGGATCGTACCGCGATGAGTGGTCCCCAGCGACGAGGGCGATGTTATTCCACCACAGTGCCTCAAACGGGCGTCGTTTGTCCAGCCGTGAGGAAACAGCGTCCTTCAGGGCGGGGATCAAATCATCCTTTGAGCGAACCTCACCTATTCTCATGATCGGGGAAATCCTCTATTAGTAGTTGGCGTTCGTTTGCCATTCGCCTGAGCTCCTCGTCGGAGAGTTGAGTAAGAAGAAATTCGCCTTCATCCTCGTCTGTGGAGGGAGGGGTAGGGAGAATTTGACCACCCTCCTCGGCGTAGTCTTCAGCAAAAGATTCCCGAAATGCGCGCCAATCCGCGGCCATGATTCGGTTGAGCAGGGAATCGATGTGCCGTTCGGTGCGCGCATGAATGCGATCGGTCAACGAGACCTGTGCTGTAAGCGTTCTGGAGAACACTACGGTTAACGCGACGACCGTAACAAGGAAAATCACGTTAAGCAAGATGCTGATGACTAGAGCAGCTGTCAAGCGATGTTCACCTTTTCCCCACGCTTCGCCTTCTCTTCGTGCAGTTGATGGTGCAGTTGGCGAATTTCCCTGCGGAGGGCGACGACCTCTTCAGGCAACAACATGCCGAACTCTGCGCCAATTGCGAAGGCGCAGTCACGGCACAGATAAGTGGAATCGTCCCAGTTGACCGAGCGTTCAAGGTCGAGGAACGGACCGATTTCCCCCGCCGGGTCGGGAGTGTTTCCCCGCCCACAGACCATGCACGATGGGGGTGACTGGGTCATGCGTTCGACTAGGTGCATTTTCTGGGCCTCCTCAAGCTCCAACAGGAATGCGTGACTTATCATGCGCCGACCTCTGAGTACTCTCGATGGGGGAGGCGAGATAGAGGGGAGTTGGTGTTGGCAAGCTCAACCTCGTGGCGAAAATGTTCCTCCACCATTCGTTGTTCGGCATCAGGTATCTCTGGAGTAGTCTCCATCTCAGGGAGATCAGAAATAGCCACGAGAATGTGTCCGAGGTTGTCGATGTTATGGTCGTCTTTCTTCCGTGGCTTTTCCGGGGCGTCCTCTTCCGTGAAGTTTGTGCGCGCCGGCTTCCACCTGTACTGTGGGAGGTATTCGATGAGCTTTTCGCAGGAGGAGAACACGTAGAGGCGAGGGGCACCGTGGGAATACCCCTCTGGCGGGTCCACACCCCGGAATGGATATACATGTCCCAGGCTAGGTCGAAGGTACTCGGTAATCCGGGAGATGCGTGCTGCAGGATCTCGATCAGCGATTTCGGGGTAGACGTCGCACTCCTGGTAAAGGTCGAGGACAGACTGTCCAGTTGTCTGGGAGCGTTGGCGGGCTTCTGGTCCGATGAGTCGGGTGTAAATCTCCTCTTCTGGTCCACCAACGTCGTCCGCCTCCTCGGCATCTAAGATGGTGGTTGCCCACCACGGTACGGGTTGACCGGACTGCAAAATCTCTCGGTAGTAGTACACGTTGCCCACAGGATCTTGTGCGGCCCATGATGCAGCACCTTCGTGACGCATGCCGGGATCGATGCACATCCAACGCGGCCACCCACGGGGGATGAAGAATGGGTTACAGATGTGCACTTCGGGGTTCCAGTCGGGGAATATCTGACCCACGAAGACTTCATGCGAACCGAGGACGTACCGTTGGTACCAATGCTCAGGCAGACCGGAGAACGATTCGATGTAGTCCTCGGGGAGGTTAGGGTTATCCCACGGAGTAGCTTCTATACATCGGTGGGTTTTCTTTAGGTGGGTGTTACGCTTGGGATCGATGAACCAACGCCAGAGGTAGTTATGGCCGTCGGGGTTGAACGTGTAAAGCCCCTCGCGGGGCGAGTTGTGCTGACGGAGACGACCACGGAACTTAATCGCTATGTCTTCCTCGACCTCTTCGGCTTGATCGATCCAGAACATCCCAAGGTTGTAGTTCTCGAGCTTTTTCGGATCATCAAGAGGGAGGCCATGGATGCGCGAACCGTTCCAAAGCTCCATGTACAGATCGGACTTGTTGTACTGACGTATGCAAGGTTTGGGTACCCCATGCCAACCCCCTGGCGTGTCATCACCATTGAGGAACATATCCCATGTGGTGGAGCGAAGCTCGGGACGCGTCTTACGCGAGATGATTGAGTTGGTGCCGGGATACTCGCAGAGGGAAGCGAAGATCTCCATACAGCCAGCGGTCGTCTTGCCGTTACCCCAACCACCACAGAAGCCTCTGTATTTGGCTGAGAGACCGTGGAACGAATCCTGCTTCGGATTCGCGCGGTAATCGAGGGTGATCTCCATGCGCTAGTTGCCTGAGAACCGCCAGTTGAACTCGTTGATGGTCTGAGCACCTGCGTTTGAATTTGTGGCGGACACGCGCACCTTCGCGTAGGCCGACACATCGTAGAGGGCGGTATACTGCACCACACCGCTTGCGAAGGTAGGACCGTTTGAGTTGATTGGTGGGAGTGTGATGTTGGCCAACGGTGTGACGCCATCGTCCTTGAACGGCTGTACCTTGATCGTGAGGTCGGCGGAGGCACCACCAGTCATCTCGTACATGATGGCGAGTTCGTTTTCCCCCACAGTGAGGATGTCCTTTGAGACAAGAGTTTGACCGGCGCCGATGGGGACGTTTTTCGCTACGCCGTGGGTGAGTGGGTCGCCGATCATCCACTCAGATGCAGCAGTACCCCCTGCCACAGTAGGCATTAGTACTTGTACCCCCTCGGATGCTTCATGTACTTCTCATGCTTCTGACCAGGACCGGGACCCTTGGCACGCGGCTGTGATTTCGTACTCGAACTGCGTGGTACCTTGGGCTTGGGTTGACCGCCAGTGTGAGGCATTATTTCTTCCTCCCTTTGAGTGTGCGACGCTTGCTGCCCTTCCTGAACGGTGGTGCCTTCTTTCCTCCGAAGTTGCTAAGTTTACCTTTCGCCACCGTCACCCCCTTCTGCGTCGGGCAGCACGCTTACGACCTCGGGCTGCCATCTTTGCCATCCGCTTCTTGCCGTACTTCTTTCTACCGATCGCGGCTGCCACAGCTGCAGGATTGCGTGCGCCACGAGCTGCAGCACGCCGCTTGATCTTCGCGAAACGACCTCCCCCACCTAGCCGCATGGACTTACGACGACGGGATGCTGACCTTCGCCTTGCCATCTTTCCTCCTCTGAGCAAGGATGTTACGGAGTTCTACCCCACCAGCTGCGATGAGGGTAGTGATTGCTGCTACCACCTCAGGAGGCGGATCCCACCCAGCCAAACTGACGAAGTAGAAGAACAATGTGGCGATGGCACCAGTACTTGCCACAGCGGTGGTATTAGGTCTATCAGCGGCGGCTTTAACAACCACGACGTGGTCTCACTTTGTCGAGTAGCTCAGGTCTAACGTCGCTATCTCTCCCCCGCGCAAAAATCCAACGCGCGATTCCTCCCGCATGGGGGTGGAAGGGGGGGTTGTCACATCGGGCAACACGCGCCCTGTCGCCCGAACGGACAACGCACGACCGAACGCGAACGTTCGTTCGATCGAACCTTTACAAAATCCGAACGAAGCATATGCGCATATGCGTCCGATCGATGCTACACTCTGTCTACAAGCGAACGCACGAAGCGTTCGCGCGAACGAAAGGACACTCGCATGGCGACTGTCAAGTACGTACGTCCGGAGCAGATCGCGACCGAGCTGAACATCAGTGGTAAGCTCATTCGCGCGTTCCTTCGCTCGAACTTCACGCGGGCGGCCGAGCACAAGAACACCGCATGGATGCTCGACGCGAAGCAGGCTGCAGCCGTTCGCAAGCACTTCGCGAAGCGATCGGCCGGGAAGTAGAACGATCAAACGAGCGGGGGAGGCGACTCCCCCGCTCCCCCTCAAACGAACGGAGACACCGTGCACCTCGCCACTTCGATCGTATTCACGATCGCGCTCATACCAATCGCAGTATCGTTCGCCCTCTCGCTCGCTTGCTGGTTCGCATACAAGTAATCGAACGAACGAACGCGCCGACTCCGGTCGGCGTGGTTCGTGGACGTGGTCCACGCTGGCCATGCAGCTTCTGGTCCATTGGCGATCATTAGGACCGCGGCCATTTGGAGCGCGTAGGCCTGTGGCGATCATTAGGACGGCCTTTGGCGATCATTAGGACCAATTCCCGGGGGGAGCGCGGCGCGGCCATGCAGCTGAGAGTTCGGAGGGCTCGGCTCTTGGCGATCGTTAGGACGGTTAAAACCTTCCAAACGGAGGGTAACCTCTGTGGGCATATCCGACCGATCCGTATACCGACCCGCAATCCCCAAGGCAAGCTTCGCCGCGTCCACTCTTCCTCTTTTCGCGGCCCCGACTATGCCTTCCATGATCTTCGGAGCCTCAAGATCCGTCTTGACCACAGCATGCTTCCAGATTAGGTCGCGGAATTCCTG